AGAAAAACAATGACACCAGAAGCAGAAAAGTTTAACGGTTGGGCAGCAATGATCGGTTTCGTAGCCGCAGTTGGTGCTTATGCAACTACAGGACAAATCATTCCTGGCATTTTTTAAATGACCGAACTTCAAGCAGCACTACTGTTTCCTTTTATACCCATCTTGGCGATGGTAGTACTTGAGGTTTTATTTGAGACGGATGATGATGACGATCAAGGTGGCGGTGGTGGACCAGGTGTTAGGGTATCAGAACCTATGCTTGTTCCAGTAGCAAACCCTAGTTAAATATTGGAGTAACGCTACAGTTACTCACATGCACATCTCCGCAGTCGCACACAAGGTGGCACACTTCGCTGCTGTCACCCTTAATAACCCATACGGGTTGGGAACACTAGGATTGTTATTGGTATTTGTTCCTATCATAGGTATGCATTTAGTCCATAAATATGGTTGGGAACATTGGGAACCTTTTCATCATGAACCTAGTACTAAGAGCTCATGAAAATATAAACGACGTAACGTGGAGCATCATCTGGTCGATGGTGCTCCTTCTTATTGGCGTTTCATATGTGATATACTGGATTTTAAATTACGACAACGAATGAGAGTTGCAATTATAGGTGGTGGAACTGGTGGTGTCGTTAGTGCCTTATCATTGGTGTCTAGATCTCTACCATGGATGAAGTTTGATCTGATACATGATCCTAATATCCCTATCTTTGGTGTAGGTGAGGCATTATCACACGACTTCGTAAATTTAATTAGAAATGCAACACAGTTCTCCCCTCCATTTGATCTGGAGAAGTTGAATGCCAAGATTAAACAGGGGATTATGTTTATTGATTGGCAGGAGAACCAGAATTATCCACAGTCTACAAGTGGGTACATTCCTCTAAGCACGCAAGGTTTACATGTAGATACCTTTGCTTTGAAGGACTATGCTTTACCCAGACTCAAACATTATTTTCCTGACAAGTTTAGAGAGGTAGAAGGTAACGTCAGTAAGATCTGGCAGGACGATAAGAAAGCCTATCTGTCACTCGGAGATGATACATTAGAATATGATTTCATTATTGATGCTAGAGGAACCCCTAAAGATATAGATGACACTTATGAACGTCCTACATCTATCCCTGTAGACTCTGCTGTATTAAATGTGTGTTCTCATCCTGGGGATTGGGACTTCACTTATGCAATGGCCACCAGAGATGGGTGGTGTTTTGGTATCCCTGTGCATCAAAGAAGTACTTGGGGTTATACTTTTAATAGAAGTATTACCTCGGATGAAGAAGCGATAAGAAATTGTCATGAGTTCTTGCACACTCATAGGATTCCCAAAAAACATATTAACTATAATACCCTCAAAGAGAATTTCCATGTGTTAAAATGGGACCACTATCACTCCAAGAAGATTGCCGACGGTAGGATTCTTAGGAATGGTAGTATGTTATTCCAGTACGAACCCCTTCACGGCTACTCTGTTCCACTGTTTACTACAATGGCAACACAATTCCTTGAGTATTTCTCTAGAGATATGACTGAGGAAGATTTGAATGCCAACTACTTGGAATACATGGATTCATTTGGAGATCTTATTGCTTTCCATTATCATAAGGGGTCTATTTATGATACTCCTTTTTGGAAACACGCTTCAGAGATCTCAACGAATCAGTTACAAGGGTCTGAGTGGATGAAGATTTGCTTGTCTGAGTGCTTTACATTTGAGGACGCAGCAAACATGGAAGACTTCCTAACCACTGCCCCCATCGCACATCCCATGTTTATTTGGGAGATTGACAAAGCCTTTAACTTCGGTTATTTTAACCACATACCTGACCACCACACGGTAATCGACACTTGACATTATGTTAAGTTTACGTTACAATAAATAGGTCAGACAGTGAGGGTTTCCTCACTTTTTCTACTCTTGGAGCAACGGGTCTAATCACCTTACCGAGACTATCCAAGTAAAATACGTCTCTCATACCTCTGGTGGAGGGTGCCAGAGGAATACTTCATACACTGTGCCCCGCAGTATTACCTACCCTTTTTCAAATGTCTAGTACAATCACACAATCCCGTCAGTCTAACTGGGATTCTTTCTGCGAGTGGGTCACCTCCACCGAGAACCGTCTTTATGTCGGTTGGTTTGGTGTTCTGATGATTCCTACACTTCTCGCTGCTACAATTTGTTTCATTATTGCATTCATCGCTGCCCCTCCTGTGGACATCGATGGCATTCGTGAACCAGTTGCTGGTTCACTTCTCTATGGAAACAACATCATCTCTGGTGCTGTTGTTCCTAGTTCAAACGCAATTGGACTTCACTTCTATCCCATCTGGGAAGCTGCCTCTCTTGATGAGTGGCTGTATAACGGTGGTCCTTTCCAACTCGTTATCTTCCACTTCCTCATCGGTATCTTTGCCTATATGGGTCGTGAGTGGGAACTTTCCTACCGTCTAGGTATGCGTCCTTGGATCTGTGTTGCTTACAGTGCTCCTGTCGCTGCTGCTTCTGCTGTATTCCTGGTCTATCCTTTCGGTCAAGGTTCGTTCTCTGACGCAATGCCTCTTGGCATCTCTGGTACGTTCAACTATATGCTCGTGTTCCAGGCAGAACACAACATCCTGATGCACCCATTCCATATGCTTGGTGTTGCAGGTGTCTTTGGTGGTTCTCTGTTCAGTGCAATGCACGGTTCTTTGGTAACCTCCTCCCTGGTTCGTGAAACTACCGAGAGTGAGTCTCAAAACTATGGTTACAAGTTTGGTCAAGAAGAAGAGACATATAACATCGTTGCCGCACACGGATATTTCGGTCGTCTCATTTTCCAATACGCATCGTTCAACAACTCCCGCTCCTTGCACTTCTTCCTTGCTGCATGGCCTGTCGTGGGTATCTGGTTCACTGCACTTGGTGTCTCCACCATGGCATTCAACCTGAACGGTTTCAACTTCAACCAGTCCATCTTGGACAACAACGGTCACGTTCTCCCTACTTGGGCTGACGTTCTGAATCGTGCTGGTCTTGGTATGGAAGTAATGCACGAGCGTAATGCTCACAACTTCCCTCTCGACCTTGCTGCTGCTGAGACCACTCCTGTGGCACTCACCGCTCCCGCGATCGGTTGATCTGATTTTACATAACAATTTGGTAGGACCCTTAGGGGTCCTATTTTTTTCTCTTCATATGTAAAGTTATGATAACTTCAGAGACATCGCATACACTTGCCATGATCATTCGTGATACTTGGCCTCAATTATTTTGGTTAAAAGATTCAAAAGAGGTAAATAAAAATGGTCGCATCAACACTTTCACAACCAAGGAGGACATGGTTTGACATCTTGGACGACTGGCTTAAAAGAGATCGTTTCGTTTTTATTGGCTGGTCTGGACTTCTTCTTCTTCCCACTGCTTATCTTGCTCTCGGTGGGTGGCTTACTGGGACTACTTTCGCCACGTCTTGGTATACCCACGGGCTTGCAAGCAGTTATTTGGAGGGTGCAAACTTTCTTACTGCGGCAGTTTCTACTCCAGCAGATGCTATGGGTCATTCTCTACTTCTGTTATGGGGCCCTGAAGCGCAAGGAGATTTCGTCCGCTGGGTCCAACTTGGGGGACTCTGGACTTTTGTGGCGCTCCACGGAGCCTTTGCTCTCATTGGTTTCATGCTTCGACAGTTTGAAATCAGTCGTCTCGTAGGAATCCGTCCGTACAATGCAATTGCTTTTTCTGGTCCTATTGCTGTCTTCGTTAGTGTCTTTCTCATCTACCCTCTGGGTCAATCGAGTTGGTTTTTCGCTCCATCTTTTGGAGTTGCAGCAATCTTCCGATTCCTCCTCTTCCTACAAGGGTTCCACAACTGGACCCTGAACCCCTTCCACATGATGGGAGTTGCTGGTATACTAGGAGGCGCACTACTGTGTGCAATCCATGGTGCCACTGTAGAGAATACACTTTATGAAGATGGTGAACAATCTAATACGTTCAAAGCATTTGAACCCACACAAGAAGAAGAAACCTATTCAATGGTCACTGCCAACCGTTTCTGGTCTCAGATCTTTGGCATCGCGTTTAGTAATAAGCGTTGGCTCCACTTCTTTATGTTGTTTGTTCCTGTTATGGGTCTTTGGACAAGTTCCATCGGTATTATTGGTCTTGCTCTCAACCTTCGTGCTTATGACTTTGTATCCCAAGAGATCAGAGCAGCAGAAGACCCTGAGTTCGAGACGTTCTACACAAAGAACATCCTATTGAATGAAGGTCTACGTGCCTGGTTGGCACCAGTAGATCAACCTCATGAGAACTTTGTGTTCCCTGAGGAGGTCCTTCCTAGAGGAAATGCTCTGTAATCCACACACAAATATTGGATTCGGTCACAGTTGATACTCTTTTTGTATCACTGTGATACAAAATAGTGATAAATATTTTCGTAGTATGTCATTTATACCTATGGAACTATTCGCTATTTTTGCTGCTATTGGAGCCTCAGCCTATGGTGCATGGGCATTCACTCCCAAGAACTAATTCAAAGAGGGGGCCTCCCCCCTCTTTTTTAATATCCTAATATAAACATAAAATCCATTGACTAAAGAATTGTTATTAAGTATAATTCTATTGGATAAATTACAATACAAAGATGAGTTAAACTATGCACGGAAATCTAGAACCTGAAGAACACCTCTTCGATGAATCTCCTTCTGATCTTTGGGATGACATGGCTAAACTCAATTCTCTCTATCAAGAATTGATGTGGGATAATGAAGATGTACTTCAATTCAGTGCAGACTTTGCCAAAGATTGTATTATTATCACAAACAAAAGTCGCAAGAAGAATTAAATGAAAAGGTTGATGGCGACAGTCGCACTTGGACTGTCTATGACAGTTGGTGGAGTTGCAGTTGCACATGAGGGCAAGATCACAAAGGGGTACTACACCATGGATGCCATGGGATGTATGCTCCTAAAAGAGTGTACGAAAGATGTAGAAAGAATTTATTCTTCGGGTGATCTTCGTGCTGCATTTCCTGACTCGGATTGGGATTATGTTGAAGATGAATTTAACAAAATTATGCTCGCTTTTGAGCAGATTGGAGTTCATGTTCACTTAGCAGATGAGAAGTATTTCCCCGTTGGACATAGAGGTGTTTATCATACTGTGAGTAATCACTTCTATCTCAATAAAACATACGTACATCGTCCACATGTCTTGATGAGTGTTGTCCGTCATGAAGGATGGCACGCTGCACAAGACTGTATGGCAGGAACAATCGAGAATAACTTGATTGCAATCATACATAATGAGGAAGATGTACCTAAATACTGGGCAGAGATCGCTACTAGTACCTATAAGAGTATGCCTCACGCTATTCCTTGGGAGAAAGAAGCGTTCTGGGCTGGTCATACTGAAGGTATGACACAAGCAGCATTAGAATCCTGTGCCCGTGGCAAAATGTGGGAAAAGTATTCCCCTACACCCATGACTAAAGAATGGTTGGTTGAAAACGGTTACATCAACCCTTAGTACAGTCATTAAATGAATCCAAACTTAGTACTCGCAGCATGTTTCTTACCTCTAGGTGTTATTTTTCTTGTAATGAAGTTAGTGGTTTGGTCTTCCGCCGTTAAAAATGAATCTGAGTATGTCCGAAAAGAACCTCTACGAAAACGAGGACCCTACTTGGAGAATCCGTATGCAGATGTTGACGAGAAGGAAGAGGAATATGGAGATCGCACAGATTATAGATGACGCTCTCCATGAGTATTATTCTGAGCGAGAACAGGATGTTCCGAAATGGAAACAAAAACAACCACAATGGTGGATAGAATACCTAATTAGTTTAGGTATGGATCCCACAAACCCATGACTATGAGTACATTGTTTGTATTTGCATTCATATTGTTGTTAATCTCTGCCATGGAACTATCATGGCCAATTAGATATAGAGGTTGACATGAAAAAGAAAACCGATGACGAAAGAAAAAAAGAAGTAGAAAGGATTGCAAGGAACATTCATCCCCATGATGATGAACCTGATCCTACTGCTTACATGGGGAACTATAATTTTCCTCAGATGCTTTTTGCTTTCTGCGTCGGTTTTTGTACTATGTTCGTTCTGGCAGTAGACGAGATCCATGATTTCAAAGGATGTCCTGTGCCAGAATATTTTTTAAACGACGAGGGAAAACGTTAATGAAAGTCGGATTAATCGGTCTAGGTCGTATGGGCGAGGGTATGTCTCGCCGTATGATGAAACAAGGAATTGAAGTTCACGGTTACAGGAGGAACTATGCAAAAGCTGAAGAAGCGTATGAAAAGGGTTATGTTAGTGGAGTTACCACTACTCTGGAAAGCCTTGTTCAAGTAGTTCATCAAGGATCAGAGATGACTGGTAAAGTACCAGGCATTTTTATGATGGTTATCCCCGCAGAACTAGTTGAGGACACACTAAATGAGTTACTACCACTACTTAGCGACGGGGATATTGTTATTGATCATGGCAATAGCAACTTTAAAGACTCTAGACGCAGGGCAGAACGGTTGGAAAAACTGGGCATCCAATATCTTGACTGCGGTACTAGTGGTGGTGTTTACGGTTTGGACCGTGGATACTGTCTTATGGTTGGCGGTACAGATCATGCAGTATCCGTCTGCTCTCCGATCTTTGATGCACTCGCCCCAGGTATCGATGCCGCCCCAAGAACTGATGAGACAAGTTGGGTTTCTCCCGCTGAAAGAGGTTGGTTGCGTTGCGGTGGACCAGGTGCAGGACACTTTGTCAAAATGGTACACAATGGTGTAGAGTATGGAATCATGCAAGCATATGCAGAAGGTTTTAACATACTTAAAGAGGCAGATGCAGGAAGAAGTTATGTGGTGGAAGGCGATGCCGAGGTCGCTCCCATGTCGGACCCCGAAAATTATCAGTACGATATTGATGTGTCTGAGGTTGCTGAGCTTTGGCGTCGTGGTTCTGTTGTTGGTAGCTGGTTACTTGACCTTACCGCTGATGTTCTACGGCGTGATGGTGAACTATCTAAGTTCGATGGGGGTGTCTCTGATTCTGGCGAGGGTCGTTGGACTGTTAACGCCGCTGTGGATCTTGGTGTACCCGCTCCTGTTATTACTGCGGCACTATATGAAAGGTTCAACTCAAGAAGATTAGGTAACTTTGCTAACCGAGTTCTCAATGGAATGAGAGCAATGTTTGGTGGACATGATGTCCGATAAAATGAAAACACTAGTAATATTCGGTGCAACAGGAGACCTGTGCCGAAGAAAACTAATACCATCATTGTGTCAACTAGACACGATGGGTCTCCTTGATAGGGATCTGAAGATCATTGGTGCCTCTAGGACTCAACACTCAAGACAATCTTGGTTAGATTCTCTAGGTAGAGAGTATCCAGGCGAGTTCTCTCAGAAAATGGATTATATTTCATGTGATCTGAGTGACCCTGATTCTTTAAAACAGATTCCTATTGGTGAGGAGTCAACTTATTTCCTATCAGTTCCTCCAGAAAGATTTGGTGATGCAATCGCAAACCTTACGCAGGCAGGACACTTAGATGACCCAGAAACATCCCGTTTGGTTATTGAAAAACCCTTTGGGCACGATTATGAATCTGCTAATCATCTACAGCATATGGTTGGGAGATATCTACGCGAGAAACAAGTATATCGCATTGACCATTATCTCGGTAAAGATACTGTTAACAATATCCTTACCTCTAGGTTTTCTAATGTACTTCTTGAACCACTATGGAACAGGTCTTACATAGAAGAAGTTCAAATATATGCCAGTGAAACTATTGGATGTGAAGGCAGGGCCCAATACTATGAGACCGCTGGTGCGGTCAGGGACATGCTTCAGAACCATCTGATGCAAATCTTGGCACTGATTGCAATGGAACCTCCTTGTAAAAACAATGCAAAGGAGATTCGTAGGGAAAAAGTTAAAGTATTATCTGCTACTCGTCTTGGGGAGGAACTGATCTGTGGACAATATGAATCTTACCGTAGTGAAGAGGGCGTTGATCCTGGGAGTAACACTCCTACCTACGTTGCTGGTACTTTATTCATCGATAACTGGCGTTGGGAGGGAGTTCCTTTTAACTTCATGACTGGTAAGAAATTACCTTATCAGTGTGCTGAGGTGGTCATTAAGTTGAAAGCACCTCCACAAATTCTATTCGATGGACACCATCAGAATGATAGAATTGTTATGCGACTTCAACCTAATCCACATTTGGATATTCGTATGGACATTAAGTCTCCTGGTCTTCAGGATAGAGTTGAGTCCGCTACCTTAACTCACTGGTATCCTGCTGGTGCTATTGACGGATATGTGAAGTTGTTTTATGATGCATTGAATGGTGACCAGAGTCACTTTGTACATTCGGAAGAGGTGCTTGAGTCTTGGAGAATTGTTGACAATTTACTCTGTGTTGGAGACTCCTGTCCCGTAAATACAATCCCGTATACATATCCTGAAGGCACTTGGGGACCTGAAGAAAAATGTCAGGAGATCACCAAATGGGACTACCCTGCCTGATAAATATTCACTCATGATTTTTCTACATGAATAAAGTAAAAAAGATTGCCCACAATGTAAAAGAGTGGGACAAAAGAATGGCACGAAGGATTCAGGACAAGTTGAACTTGACTGACTATCAGATGTTGTGTCTATCATTCGCTAAAGGTTTTATTATCGGAGCAATTCTACTATGAGAGTTTTCTTCGCATTTCTAGCTACACTTTTCCTCGCTGCTCCTGCATGGGCAGTAGACGTACAGATGGGTTACGATGGTAACTTGGTCTTTGAACCCGCTGAGGTAACAATCAATGCTGGTGATTCAGTTCATTTTGTTAATAATATGCTTCCTCCTCATAATGTAGTCGTTGAAGATCATGATGAGCTCAGTCACGAAGCTCTCGCAATGATGCCTGGTGAAGAGTTCGATGTTGAATTTCCTACAGCAGGTGACTACACATACTGGTGTGGTCCTCACAAAGGTGCAGGAATGATTGGAACCGTACATGTAAATTGATGTTAGGTCATTTTCTTTTATGGGTATGTGTTCCCTTCTCTCTGATAACGCTTTACTTTGGGACAAAAGGAGGGTATTATGATACTGATCTTTATGATGGCGACGGAACCGCCCACAAAGTATTGAAATGACACAACTAATTGATCCCTCTGATCCTCGTTATTTTCAACTGACATCTGAGGGAGATTATGATCGGCATCATTACCGATTGTATTTTAAGGATGGCAACAACAAATACTTTGAAGACTGGGAACAAGTACAATCTACTTGGTTCCAGTGGTCTTCTATGAACCTCCTCAGTCATGTGGAGGTTCTTGACAAGCCGAAAGAGAAATCAAAAGGATTTAAATGAATAATTATTTCACTGTGTATTCTAAATCAGGATGTAAACATTGCGACCGTGCTGTCGCTGCTTTGCAACTTGCAGAACAGAAGTATGTTGTCTACAACTTGGGTGTGGACTTCGACAGAGATGAATTTGTCACCAAGTTTGGTGAGGGTTCCACGTTTCCTCAGGTTTCTATTGATGGATCATCTATCGGTGGAGCTAACGAAACAATTAAATACTTACAATCTAATAGCTTAGTGTAATGGAAGAAAAAATTGACATCATCCTCATTAAACTGAAAAGACTTGAGAGGACATTGGATCAGTTGAAGGAGGACTTCAACACTCACAGGATGGAACACTCGTTCTCCCATGGACCTCAAGGTGGAGGTATGCCTCTGGGAGGTGGTGGACCTGAAGGGGGTATGCCTATGCAAGGTGGCCCACCTATGCCTGGTGGTGTGCAAGGAGGCACTCCTTTTGGTCCCCCGATGTAAAATCAGCTTTTTGTTTCAAAAAAGCTAGGAAAAAAATTCGGGTAAATTTTTGGTCTGTAGGGTCGAATGAAATTATTATCAATACGCTCGGATGCTCACGACTCTAACGTGACGTATTTCGACGGTGAAAAATTAAAGTATTTCTCTGTTGAAAGAGATTATCAAAATAAACACCATGGATTTGATAGTATCTATGGTTGGACTAGAATTTTAGATGTATGGGATATTGAACCATCAGATGTAGATGCTGTCTGCGTGGTACTTGACTGTCAGAACTATTCTGGCATCCTAAAACTAGATGTTCATAAAGCATATGAAGAGATCGAGATTCCTTTCTTCAGGGATCTCGGTTTTTCTTGTCCTATACACAGGATTGATCATCATTATGCTCATACACTTAGTCTTTGGCCTCTAGGTGTAGAACCCACGATTCACTTTGTCTTTGATGGATTTGGTGACGACTGGATGTATCGGAGTGTATGGAGAGATGATACTCTGGTAGATTGTGGTAAGACTTCCATTAATCCTAACCAGATGTATGATGGCGATATGTCACCTAGTTTTGGTTTTATTATGACTAGGATGGGTGCAGCCATGAGACTGCAAGGTAATTACTTAGACCAAGCTGGTAAAATCATGGCCCTTAAGGCCTATGGAAGGACTGATCTTGATGTAGTAGAGGACGCAGATGATATTGATGATCTGAATCGTATTTGGAACTGGAACGTCATTGAACGACACATTGACAATCAACAATTTCTTACAGATTATATTGCCACTGCTCATGAGAAAACAGAACAGACATATTTAAAACATTTCAGACAGTTTATTCGTGAAGGGGATATTGTTGGTTACTCTGGTGGTGTAGCACAAAATACTATTATTAACAAAGTACTCAGGGATCATTTTCCTAATTTAGTAATTCCTCCACACTGTAATGACCAAGGTTTGAGTCTAGGTGCGATTGAATACCTTAGGAAGATCTATAACTTAGATCCCTTTGATCGTAGTGGTTTCCCATTCTGGCAGAGTGATCAAGAGGTCCCTAGACCCTCCGAGAAGACCATTAGAGAGACTGCTGAGAGACTTGCTAACGGAGAGATCGTTGGGTGGTATCAGGGACGCGGCGAGGTGGGTCCTAGAGCGTTGGGTAACAGAAGTCTACTTATGAATCCTATGATCCCTAATGGAAAGGAGATCATGAATATGTCTGTTAAGAGGAGAGAACCTTTCAGACCTTTTGGTGCTTCTGTCATTGAAGAAGACGTATCTAAGTATTTTTATTGGAATGGACCTTCACCATATATGTTGTTTGTTGGTGATACATTAGAACCTGATAGATTCCCAGGCATTCAACATCCAGATGGTACTTGTAGATTCCAAACTGTTTCAAAGGAACATGAGGATTATTATGAACTCCTTAAGGAATTTGGAAGAATTACTGGTGTACCCATGTTACTGAACACTTCACTTAATGTAGGTGGAAGACCAATTGCGGCAAGGGTTTCGGACGCTTTGGAACTGTATCATACTATGAAGGTTGATACTCTAGTACTAGGTGATAAAATGCTTTCTAAACAATAAATAGTAGCGTCTTTACAAAGACTGCATGGAAGTTTTCAGTTCACCTGAAGATTATCTTTTTAATCTTCATACTTGCTCACCAGGAGAAGCTCGTAGAATATGGAAAGACTCAATTAAACAATCCTTCGATTACAAATGTGCCTATTGTGGTTCTAGAGAACACATGACGTTAGATCATGTAATTCCTCGTTGTGCTGGAGGTACAGACGAGACTCACAATCTAGTTAGTGCATGTTCCCACTGTAATCAAAGTAAATCACATGAAAACTGGCGTTCATGGTACTCTCGTCAGAGTTTCTATGATCCTTACAAGGAAAGTCAAATTTTGGAATGGCAAAAACAGAATATCAATACCGAAGAGCGGGCAGGACGAGTCTTGACCCGCAATAATTTTGTCCATAAAAAATTAAAAAATAATTAAAAGGTATCCCTGTGATACTTTTTTTGTATCTAAATATACTTTTTTCCTTGATAAATAGTTAATGTCATGTTAGTATGACATTACGTTCATCCAATGTTAAGTTTTTTAGTTGCATTAACCTTGGCATCTCATGATTCGTCGCCCTATGGGTGGCACATGAAGTGCGAAGACTTTTTACAAAGATCAGTTGAGATTCAAATGGATCCCAACTACGATCAACGGACTAAGTATAACTTGATTGCTTATCTTAGATCGAAAGTAAAAGGTGAATGTACTGGCACTTATACATAGGACGCAAGTAAGTCGCGGAACGGAGCGTTCATCCCATGTTTGAGTTACTACTATCGACCACAATGTCATGTGTTGATGCTAATACTATAATGCTACGCATTAAAAAGCATGAGCATCTAAATGAAGAGTGGAAGGTAGAACTGGTCGAGACCATCAAGGACTATGTGCCAGAATGTAGTCATTACTGGGACGCAAACGACTAAAGGAACGGGCCTAAAAATCCAACTACTTTAGGAGTAAATCATGTTGAATACACTTACACTCATCAAAAAGCAAATCCAGAAGGCCAATGCTTTGCACGATGCACAGATTTCTCATACTGCATATCGCGGTGTTGAGTATAATGTAGATTGTGCAGATGTCCAAGAAACACACGGTACATTCTGCTATCGTGGTCATACTTACGCTAAGTGAGGATAACCATGGAAAAGAAAGTACTTACATATCGTGGCGTTACTTATACCAAGAGACTTGAGTATAAGCCAAACTACAGGGTAGGAAACTAATGGAAGCACTACAGGTTACTGGGATTGTATCCCTCTCGTCTGTGATTTTGCTACTCCTCATTTGGGGAGAAATTAAACTACTTCACAAATTTAGTTGAGGTAGATTAATATGCTGAAGATCAGACTTTGTTATGATCTTCCAGCGTATGACCCAGAAAAACACGATCCCGATAGAGCGTTCGCGTTCTTGACTTATCGCGGGGTCAATTATGCCAAGTGGGTTAACTTAAAGCCATTTGGTAAAAAAAACTGGAAAATAACGAATTAGGATCCCTAGTTAGGGGTCCTTTTTTTTGTATAGGATGTAACAATAAATGTAGTATAGTAACGACCTTTAAGATCGCTAACTTTTGGTAAAGTACCTACTAAAAATTAGGGTTTCCTGACATATATAATAGTAAGAATTGAGAGAAGTCCCATGAAATGAAACCCCAAACTACATTATGATGAACAAATTTGTGGAGGTAAAAATCATGCACAACATTATGTCGTACAATCAGATGGCAGAATGGAGACATCTTGAAGAATCCCTGGATTCTATTGACCAAGATGAACTAATCAGCGATTATTTCGACTGCCTAATTGAGTGTGACGACAACCAAAATCAATGTAGACGAGTATGTAGCGAAATCCTAAGACTGTAGAAAAAACCTTACGTAAACCCGTCGGCCCCTTGACAAATACTGTCAGGGGGTTTTATTATTGGCGGGTACACTGTATGGTAGAGTGTCTCAACATGATACATATTATTATACAAATCGTCTTCTATCGGAGTCCACACTCATGAGTCTTAATCCTGAGTCAATTACTATTGATAGCACCTCCAAGTTATTTGAGTACGAAAAAATTGCAAGAGAGGTTGACAACTGTGACGACACTGAAGTTTTACAGAACATGCTGAAGTGTTACGTCAAGCTGTATCTGAAACAACAGGAAACCGTAAGTGGTTTCCTCAAGGGAGTTCCTACCATCCCTGCCGTCCACATTAAAGATGAATCGTGAATTAAAAGTAGGCGACACTGTTCGCTTCATCGGTTGTAGTCCAGAACAGATCAGATGGGGCAACAATGATGATCCAAACAGAAATTGTTTAGTAGGCAACACATACTTAGTGGAAAAGGTTGACGTTTTCAGTCAACACACTAAAATAGAACTAATTGGTGTGAAAGGTAGTTTCAATTCCGTATGTTTTGAAAGAGCTACGGGGTGTATTCGCCAAGCACAACCATTATGCGACATTTAAATGGAAAAGTCTAAGTACTATCAACTCACTCAACTAAGGAATGAAGCTTTAGCTGAAGGAGATCTAGAATTAGCACAACGCTATCTAAAACAGATCTTAGCTCTTGCTGAGTCTGGTCAGATTACTGGCGCAGACTACATGGAGATCTCAGATGATACTATGAATTATGGTTCAATCCCAGATAGGTTCTGAAACGAAATTTAGCTTTTTGTTTCAAAAAAGCTGGGAAAAAAATTCGGGTAATTTTTTCGTCCCCAGGATTCACTAATGGCACATCGTTTCGAGCACATACAACCAGCCCACTGTTATACCAAAGACGAAGTAGATAAACTAATTCGTGCTGCGGTAGAGGAAGCTAGAGCTATTGACGAAGCATCAATGCGTAAACATAACAGAGATGCTACTGTTATTAGTATGATCCTTGGTTTCACTGCCCTCGCTCTTTTTGTCGATGGTTTGTTACGAATGATTGGGATTATCCCTCCATTTTTGCATCTTGACGTAAATATTATTGATGGTATCATAGACAAAGTGACAGCTGACTGTTTATCGCAAATGGAAGTTCCTAAGGTCTGAAAAATGACACTCTTCTCTCCAGAAGTAATGATTGGTTTTCTTCTGGGTTCTTTAGTATTGACATTTATATTCCAGGCTGTTTTTATAGTAACTGGAGCTTTTGGATATGTTAAGGAAAGACCCAAACATCCAGAATTGAAAGGTGTTAAAAAAGGAGAGCCATTGTTAGTTGTTAAGTTCGATCCAACTGATAAGGAAGTGGATATGATGCATGAATTACAGCAGAGGATCGACGAATTAAAAGGGGAACTTGATGACGAAACTGAAGAAGATAGGGGATGATGTCCTAAGACTCGTTGCAGAGGAAATAACCGATATTGACGATTCCATCTCGGATTTATATAATGAGATGGTAGAAAACATGTATAAATATGGTGGAATAGGTCTGGCCGCACCCCAAATTGGGGTTAGTAAGAGAATAATCATTTACGAAGACGAGGGAATAATTCGTGAAATGATCAATCCAAGAATTACGTGGAAAAGCGTAAATAATTCTAAGTTTGATGAAGGTTGTTTGAGTGTTCCTGACGAACATGGAGAAGTTATTCGACCAGTAGAGATTAAGGTCAAATTTCAACTCCTGTCGGGGAAATATAAGCATTGGAAATTAAACGCTTTGCCTGCCAGAGTTGTTCAACACGAAATAGATCACCTAAACGGAATTTTATTTGTAGATTACTTAAAGGACCATGAACGAAAGCTCAAAGTGTCACCTTAGCGAAGCGGCTTTTCATTTAAGACAAGCTTTATCACACGCTTCAAATCAGGGTGACGAATCAAAATCCCTACATAAGTTAACCGCTATTCTCAATACCATTGATAAATGGATGGAGGAGAGTGGTACGGTTGCAGATACTCCTAAAAAATCGGTATTGAATAATACCCCATTTAAGTGGGATAATGAGTATTCTTTTGTGCCAGCTTCACAAAATCTAAATGATATGGTACACTGTGAAAGTCTAACCGATTGATATGGGTACACTTCTTCTGATTCTTGGAACCAACTTTATCATGTACGTGCTTCTTAGGATGCACTTGGTCAGGAAGTTTAGGACAGGTTATACTATCTACTTAAAAGATGAGAACGGTAACCGTCAAACTCTTCAAGACACAATAGCGTATCTATTGGAACAACGTGATGTCCTGGATCAACGTATACTCTATCTTGCAGGCGAGATGGAAGAACAATGGATTACCATTGAAAAAATTAAAATGGTCACAGGAGCCGATAAGTACTGTAACGATTAACATGCCAGATCAAACCCCCTTTGAAACCGAAGATCAAGATTCCAAATGGAATAGAGGTCTTGACATTTTCATTGAAAGTGTTTTAGAACCTGATCCTAACCTGAGAGCTTTTGCTCATGAACAGGAATGCTATAACGAACTCATGTGGGTTCGTGAACAAGTTTTGGAATATCTTCCATCCCTTCGTCGATGATGTCTGACTTAGAACTTCAATTAATGATAGTAAGGAAATTGCGAGAGTCCTCAGATTTAGTGAGAGATACTTTTACAATAAATCAAATTCCTACTTGTAGCGAAAAAACTGTAAAACGTGGAATAAATATTTCTAAACGTTAACATTTAAATTACTGTGGGAATTCGCAAATCTGCTAAAAAAATTATTAAACTTGCAAAACAACATCCAGATTACTATACAAAAGAAGAAGTTCTTTACGCAAAACTCATCAAAAAAATAACACCCAAAAAGAAAAAAATCGAAAATTAATCATGCTAATTTTTCTTGATACCGCTGACATTGAAGAAATTCGTAAGAGAGATGCAAGCGGTCTTATTGATGGAGTAACAACCAATCCTACACTGATCCGTAAGAGTGGTGGAGATCCCGTAGAGGTCGTTAGACAAATCTCGGAAGAGTTTCCCCATTTCGTCTCCATTTCTGCTGAAGTGGTAGCGGATACTGCTCCCGAGATGATCGAACAGGCTCAGGCATTTAAAGAGATGCCTAATGTAACTATCAAAGTTCCCTGTACTGTAGAAGGTCTCAAGGCATGTAAAGCACTCGCTGGAGAAGGTTTTACTGTCAATGTTACTCTAGTGTTCTCTGTAGCACAGGCAATTCTTGCTGCAAAAGCGGATGCAACTTATGTGTCTCCTTTTGTTGGACGATGCAATGATAATTCCTTTAGTGGAGTTGAGTTGATTCGTTCAATTGCTATGTGCTTCCGTGAACATATGGTTAGAACCAAGGTTCTTTCTGCATCTCTTCGTGATGTGCATCATGTTTCTAGATGCTTTGCTTATGGATCTGACGTTGTTACGATGCCAGGTAAAGTTTTTGATAAGATGTATGATCATGTACTAACTGAAAAGGGTTTGGATCTGTTTCAACAAGACTGGAACTCTATTAACAGCTGAATAATGGCACTATCAAACCAAATTACGGACTCCTTGAAGGAGGCCGAAGGAAACTTAAGAAACGCCCTAGCTTTTGCTGCAAGGTCAGAAAGACCTTTTGTTGCCAAGGCTATTGCTACAATGATTACAGATATTGACAATTTGACCCATTTAGATCAATGTTTTGATACAATGGAAGAAATTATGGAGCAACGTCGTGACTGACGATTGGCGTTATAGCGATCAGAGAATGAAAGTACGGGAGACTGTACTTTCTATTCTCCTTAAAAGGTTCGGTGGACAACTGGACGAAAATGGATGCCCTAAGCATTCACCCCAAAAAATTTACGAGTGTGCCCATGACTGGGTATCCCAAGGGAATGTAAAAGCTGATGGAATTATAAAATACTATCAAGCGTACTACCAATAGGAGGTTTTATGTATCAAATTTATGGAAAGGAGGGGTGCGTACTTTGTAGTAGAATGAAAATGGTCTTCGAGCTCTGCGGAGAAGATTTTGAATATTTTCAACTAGGCGAAGACTACACAGAAGAAGAGTTTGAAACTAAGTTTCCTGGCAAAACCCTAATGCCTCAGGTAACTAAGAATGGACAATACATTGGTAATGGGAAGGAAACCGTAGCCTATTTGAAAGAAAATAGGGTACTATAAGTGAAAGAGCTAGATATAAATAAAGGTGTTGAACTTTTATTAAGAGGAGACAAACCAAAACCAAAACCAAAACCTAGTTTTGAGGTAAAGTTTGGACTCTTCAACAGAGAGTTCCACCTTCTCCTCGACATTAAAAAGAAGTAGTCCTTGGGAGGAACGAATATGGAAGCTCCATTTATTGCGGTATTTTGTTTGCTGAGCTTGGCATTTCTGCTGATCGGTGGTACAATTGGTTGGTTATTCCAACAACACCAGTTAGTATTTTCAACACAGGCACAGACGAACTATCTTCATCCCGAATTTTATGATGAAAATGGAAATGTTATTCCTGATGAAATTTTAGCACTGAGATTTGAAAACTATGACAACAGCGAAGAAGACGACTACTACGAGGAAGAGTAAGACTAACACATCGACTCGTAAGTCACCCGCACGTAAACCTCGGACTGTGGCAGTCAAGAAGAAAGAACTGCCACCCAATCCTCTTGTAAGTGAGATCCTAGAGGCAGTTGACTCTGAAAGAGTCAAAGCTAAAAAGCTAGATCTTCTTCAGAAATATGCTAATGATGGTTTGAAGACCATCTTTATTTGGAATTTTGATGAGACAGTAGTCTCTATGCTTCCTGAAGGTCCTGTTCCGTTTCAACCCCTAGATGGGAATCAACAGGCTGATCCTTCTAAAGGAATGCCACAACGAACTACTATTGTGAATTCTGCTAATAAATTCTTTAATTTCGTAAAAGGCGGCAACGACGCCCTTAACAAAATCAAACGAGAGAGTATGTTTATCAACATGCTCGAATCGGTTCATCCTACTGAAGCAGAAATTCTTATTCTGACAAAAGATAAAGCACTTGGAAGTAAGTATAAAATTACAAAAGAGTTAGTATCCGAAGCATATCCAGACATCCGCTGGGGAGGTAGAAGCTAATGTCAAAAGTAAGGGTCATTCATGAAAAATGTGATCCAGAACTAGCCAAAGATAGGAGGTTGCCTTATACCGCTTATCTGGTACAATATGAAGAGGATGGTAAAACTTACCATGATATTTCTATCGCTAATAAGCAGGTAGATCTCTTCGATCATTATTGGGATCTTTTCAAAAAAGGATTCAAATCTATGGTTCAGACTGAAGGTCATGTAAATCCCAAACTCTGGGATCCCAATCCAAAACAACCTAAGGCTGAAAAGAAAAAAAGGAGACGAGATGAGTGATGATGGAAAAGCTAAGGTCAATGTGAATGCTGAAGAACTTGCAAAAGTTATGAAGCAGTACAAGAAGATCAAAAAGCGAATGAAATCTAATCTATTTGAAATTCAACGTATTAGTGGAAATCCAACACTAGTATCTAAACTATTAGAAGAGCATCTTAACGATGAGATTGGAGATCTTTGATAATCTACTATCCGAAGGAGAATATAAAACTCTGTCACAATTCATGCTTGGTCATGATATTCCATGGAGTTACTCCAATGGTGTGAATATGCCAGAAGATGGGTATTATCAGTTTACTCATGTATTCTATAATAACTTTGAACCCCAGAGTAAATACTTTGGGGTTCTTTCTCCTATTTTGAAACAAATTGATCCTGTAGCATTGGTGAGGATCAAAGCTAATCTAAATATGCAAACACCACAACTTGATAGATACGAGTATCATAATGATGTGGATGATTGCATTACCGCAATCTATTATGTAAATACGAACAACGGAACTACTAAATTTAAAAGTGGTAAGGAAGTTGAGAGTGTTGCTAACCGATTGGTTATTTTCAACTCGAATGAACTACACGCTGGAAGTTCATGTACAGATGAACACAGACGGTGTTTGATTAATTTCAATTATTTTATCTAGTTTATGGACAAAGAAAAACTCAAACTAATAGTCAAGAACTTGAAATCTCTGGTAGATGTGTTAGAATCTGAAGTCTATTCAGATAAGGATGCTTATGTATGGACTAAAAAAGAGAAATTTGGATTTGATTATTCAAACTCAAATGATGATGATGGAGAAATCGATTAAATGAAAGCTAGATTAATTAGTATTACTCCTGATGCGGAAACCACGATGGGTTATATTGCCCGCGTATCAAATCCTGCAAATCAGGATAACCCCAAGGTTTCTGGTCTATTGAAATATTGCATCAAACATAACCATTGGAGTGTGTTTGAACAGGCAACAATGACATTGGAACTAGAAACTACGAGAGCTATAGCGGCTCAAGTGCTGAGGCATCGTAGTTTCACATATCAAGAGTTTTCCCAACGGTATGCTGACAGTTCTATGTTGGCACCTGAAATTCCACTTCCTGAACTGCGTAGACAAGACGAAAAGAATCGTCAGAATAGTATTGATGATTTGGATGAATTTGTTGTCCAAAATTTAGAGATGCAAATCAAGACTCTATTTGATTCTTCTATGGCACTGTATCAACAAATGTTGGGAAGAGGCGTTGCAAAGGAGTGTGCTAGAATGGTACTGCCTCTATGTACGCCAACAAAAATCTACATGACAGGCTCATGCCGTTCATGGATTCATTATATTAATCTGCGTACCGCTAATGGTACTCAGAAAGAACATATGGATCTCGCTGAAGATTGTAAGAAGATCTTTATCGAACAATTCCCAACAGTATCCGAAGCATTGGAGTGGACCTAATGGCAACATATCCTGTTATTAATAAAGTCACTGGTGAACAAAAAGACGTAAAACTCAGTGTTCATGAATGGGATCAATGGAAAGTTGACAATCCCGATTGGGAACGTGATTGGTCTGATCCATCTACTGCCCCTGGAAATTGTGAAGTTGGGGAGTGGAGAGATAAACTTGTCAACAAACATCCAGGCTGGAATGAAGTTCTGAAGAAATCTGAAAAATCTGCGGGTATCCGTGGCAAATACAATACACTTGGACGTTAATTATGCCTAGAAAGAAGAGAACTGATGATCCTATTGGTGTAGGAATGACGGCTAAACAAATGCGTCGTCGTAAACCAATCAATACAGACATGTTGGTTGATATTGAACCTCTGACAGATAATCAGAAAGTTCTTTTCGATCACTATGCAGAGGGTAAGAATCTATTTGCATATGGTGCCGCTGGTACAGGAAAGACGTTTATCAGTCTCTATATGGGTCTGAGAGACGTTCTGGACGAGAATACCCCATATGACAAGTTGTATATCGTTAGATCTCTTGTAACCACCAGAGAGATTGGTTTCTTGCCTGGTGACCATGAGGACAAAGCTGCTTTGTACCAGATTCCTTATAAGAATATGGTCAAGTATATGTTTGAGATGCCTACAGATGCTGACTTTGAGATGCTCTATGGTAATCTGAAGACTCAGGAGACTATTTCTTTCTGGTCAACTTCATTCATCCGAGGCACAACTCTTGATAATTGCATTGTGTTAGTGGATGAGATGCAAAACTTGAATTTTCACGAATTAGATAGTATAATTACTAGAGTTGGTGATAACTGTAAGATTATTTTCTGCGGTGACGCCACCCAAACGGACCTTACTAGAGATAAGGAACGCAATGGCATTCTAGACTTCAAACGAATTGTAGAACAGATGGAATCTGATTTCGGTGCGGTTGAATTTGATATTGATGATATTGTACGTTCTGGACTAGTGAGGAACTATCTGGTTACTAAACTTGCCCTTGCACTCTAATGTTTACACATTTGAATACCCTTGGGGACTTTGAACTCAATGCCAACACTATTGATGGTGTAAGGTACTATTATGTACCTGACATGAAAGGAACACTGCCTTCTATCACATCAATAACTAGCTTCTATAATCGCCAAGTATTTCAAAAGTGGAGACAAAAGGTCGGTGAAGAGGTTGCAAACCAAGTTACTAAAGTTTCTACTGAACGAGGTACTAAATTTCACGATGTATGTGAGAAGTATCTCAAAAACATTGATTATCGTGATATTGAAATGTTGCCTACCACAAAGGCATTATTTCTCTCTGCAAAGGATTCCATAGACAAGATAAATAATATACATTGTCTGGAGAAACCCCTATACAGTCAGTACTTCGGTATTGCAGGACGGGTAGACTGTATTGCGGAGTATGATGGCGAACTGTCCATCATTGACTTTAAAACCTCTAAGAAAATTAAACCAGAAAAGTGGATTGAACAATACTTTGTTCAAGAAACTGCATACGCTTGTATGTACTATGAGATGACGGGTACGCCCGTCGAGAAGTTGGTGACCATTATGGTTGCCGAAAATGGAGATTGTCATGTCTATGAAAAAAGAAACAAAGGTGACTATATTAAGCTTCTTACCAAGTACGTTAAAGAATTTGTCAACCATAAACTCGGAGAGTATGGAGAAAGAAGTTAACGAGTTACTTAAAGAGAAGTTTCTCTGCCAGAATAAGTTTACACAAGACATTGAACAACTTGTGCTAAGTTCTGAACTCAACTATATCGAAGCAATTCTAAGTTATTGTGAAGAGAATAATATTGAGTTGGAATCTGTATCTAAACTTATTTCCAAACCACTGAAGGAAAAACTGAAAGTGGAAGCAATGGAACTAAACTATCTTAAAAGAACTACTAGATCTAAACTACCTTTGTAATGAAACCGATTGAGGTCTATCAGACCTATTTGGCATTGAAGAATCACTTTACTAAAGATAATTATGATTTCTTTAAGTATCGTGGTAAATCTAGAGTATCTAAAGTAACCTTTAATAAAAGAAAAGATCGATATTTCTTTGAACGAATGTCTCGAAAGAGAACAGACAAAGAGATACGAGATTTTTTCTTGGCAAGTTTTAGTCAGTCTTCAGATCCTGAGAGGATGTGGATTGGACAAATCATCGAAGATGGTGAGAAGAATTATAATAAGTGGTTAGTAACTCAGGAAGCTAGATTTGATATATTCAAAGAGCAATCTGAGACCATGATGGATCGTTATGAGTTTGAACAATTCTTTGATTGTTCAACGGGAAAACATCCGCCTTTGTTAAAAGAATTTCTCAGTGGAAATTTTTCCATAGAGAATGTTATAATATATGAGAAGATTTTTAGCTTTGCTAAAAACTTTGATAAAACCCTCTTCGACCCAGTGTGGGAGACGGTTTACCGAAAAATTAGGAATTATGAACCATTCCTAAATATTAACGTATCTCGATATAAGATTCATTTAAGGAGTAGAGTGAAGGAGAGGTTTCAATGAGTGATTTTTTCAACCAACCAATGATTCGTGCCACTATGGCAGAAATCCAAGAGTTGCAAGAAGGTTTAATGCATGACATGGTAACCATCGACCCAACTAACACAACTGGTACTGAACAGATTCGTACAATGAGGAAACTTCTTGAAAAACAAAGAAATTTTGTTTTTAGACTCGGACTCTGCAATGATCCAGATGCTGAAGAAATGAAGGAACAGATTATGGAATCTGCAAGATTCCTTGGTTTGCAGCCTGGTCAATCTATTGACGCTTTCTTCGATAATCTGGAAAAAACACTTACCAAGTTAGAGGAATCCCTTGACACTTGAGTGTTCAACTAATATAATAGATACGTTCAATACAAAACACACAAAAAATACGGAGAATACACATGTCTTTTGCCGATCTTAAAAAGCAGTCTCGCGCTGGCTCTCTTACTGAGCGCCTCATGAAGAAAGTTGAGAAACTCAACGAGAAGGGTGGTGGTCAGACTGATGATCGACTTTGGAAACCTGCGGTAGACAAAGCTGGTAATGGTTTTGCTGTCATTCGTTTCCTGCCTGCACACGCTAATTGTGATCTTCCTTGGGCACAAGTGTGGAGTCATGCATTCCAAGGCCCTGGTGGATGGTATATTGAAAACTCCTTGACCACGATTGGTAAGGATGACCCTGTTGGAGAACTGAACCGCAGTCTGTGGAATAGTGGTAATGATAGTGATAAGGAAATTGCACGTAAGCAGAAGCGTAAACTTTCTTACTATGCAAACATCTATGTTGTAAAGGATCCTACCAATCCTGAGAATGAGGGTAAGACCTTCATCTATAAGTTTGGTAAGAAGATCTTTGACAAACTCACCTCAGCAATGCAACCTGAGTTTGACGATGATGAACCCATCAATCCTTTCGATTTCTGGAAAGGTGCTAACTTCAAACTGAAGATTAAGCAGGTGGCTGGATTCTGGAATTATGATAGTAGTGAGTTTGCTGCTGTTGGTCCTCTTCTTGATGACGACAAACAGTTGGAGACTATCTATGACAACCTTTACGATCTTAGCGAGTTTACTGCTGCTGATCAATTTAAGTCTTATGACGACCTCAAGAAAAGGCTGAATGCCGTTCTTGGAACGAAGCAACAACTTCGTGCTCCTGATCCTGAGACGATTGATGAGGAACTTGGTTCTGATGCACCAAATGATGACGAACTCTCTAAACTTGCTGCTGCAGCAACTGGTGGAGGGTCAACTGACTCAGATGAAGATGATGCACTGAGTTACTTCCAGAAACTTGCTGAAGAATAATGAAAGATCTTAAAATCCCCTTCGCTATCGTTTCCTTTCTACTAGTTCAGGGAGCAGGTGTAGTATGGTGGTCTTCTCAGATTGATGGTAGAGTAAAGACTCTCGAAGCAGAGAGTCTCTCTATCGC